TGGATAACCAAAATACACGTTCCGTCGTTTGCGAAGTTGTTACCACCTGCGGCAGGGGTTGAGGGTGTGTATTGCGTGCCTGCCTGGGCTGCTGTTGATACTGTTAAGGTTGTTTCTACCATTGTTGTCGTCTCCGATTAAGTCTTCGTAAGTGCTCCGCTGCCGGTCAAGCTCACTGAGCTGGTGTACACCGTACCGTCTCCGGCTGTGTACTTGAGTGACTTGATAATGGTCGTGCCACTCCAGTGTGCAGGGTTCGCGGGGGTCTTGATTATAGCCCGAACTTTTGATCCAGCAAGCCACTGGTTCTCAAGTTGGGTCATGCCGGTGTCTGTCTCTGTCAGGAGGGCATCGCAATCAATGGACCAGTCCTTGTAGCCTGGTAGGTATTCCTTCCAGAGCAGGGAGTCCTTGTTGCTCACATCCTCGGTCGTCGTGTTCATACTGAGCGTGGCGCTCTTCTGCAGGCCGACGTTGACATAGTTCGCTGATCCAGATGGGTTTGTGTCCACCTGTAGCAGGATACTTGTACCTAAAATTTGTCCTGTGGTCATGTTCTTGTCTCTTGTTTGGGGGGCTGTCGCTAGGTTAACTTGCTTTCAACTTTGAAGCGCATAGAGAAGGCCGCATGCGCGTAGCGGGGTCCAGTGGGTGGATCTATCCTGAGTGTACGGCCACCACCTAGTAATTCGATTGAGTAAAGGTTCCACGTTGGGTCATCCAGCACGAGGGGCTCTTTGAACGCTGCGAGCATCGCGTCCTTCATGGCCGATACTTGGTCATAGCCGTCCTCTTCCGTGTAACAATGAAACATAATAACGCGGTTGTCAGCCTCAGAAGTCTTGGTGCCGATATCGGGACCGTCCGTGGGCTCTCCTATAATCGCATAGGGGTATGGTTGGTCTGGATTGGCGTTGCCGTTGTAGATTGGTATAGGGGCTAGAGCTGGCTGCAATCGTGCAAACAAGGCTCTGCGGAGGGGGGCTTCTGCGGTGCGCTTGGTTATGTAGGGTTTAAGAACCATTAGATCGCTCCTGCGCCTGATACGAGTCCGAAGCTTACCGTGTCAAAGAACATATCAGCACCCATGCCTTTCGCCTCTTCAATCGCAGGCTGCATGAATGGGTGCGCTGCTGTTCCGTTTGCGGCAATGTGTGAGATTATCTCGGATGCGTCCCAGCCATGATCGTCCGCCCACGCGGTTAGGTTATCCACGTTGGGAATGTGTGGGCCTGTGCCATACTCAACGTACGGTGCGTACTCGGCTGTAGGACCTACGGCCCAGACAGGGGGTTCTACGGAGAGCTGTTGCTTTGTGACTGACGCTTTTAGCTCGCCGGTCCACTCTGGCATGTACTTTTGAATGAGGGTGACTAGCTCGTCTGCGGTCGCGCCGGTTGCAGCCTCTTCAAAAATTTCAAGGCCAGCTATGACCTCAGCCATCCTTGCGATGTAGTCAATCCTGCTAACCAGGGTGAATGTAAATCCGCTGACTGGATCGGTCATAGTATGTCAGTCTCCTTGCCAACCATCTCGCCGTCGATCTGGAGCTCAATGTGGAGGTCATCAGGGTCGTCAACGGACTTAATGAGGTACACATTATTGTTCCATGTTATTCGCATGGAGGTCGTTGGTGTGGTCTTTTTACCATCGGGGAGTGTGAATTGTAGCCAGCGCAGTTTGAACCGAACATCAACACGGTGTCCGGCCTGGAGGAGCTGAAAGAACTCTGTGCCTTTCACGATAGCAGCGTAGGCTCGTGTGGTGGCTATCGGCTTCCACATCACAGAGGTCTGGAGTGAGCCTGTGGCAGTCTGGGCTGTTTGATCACTCATGTCAGCAAAGAACGTGATGTCTGAGCGCATGAGGCCTGGGTTAAATGAGAGGCCAAGCTTACGCTGTGTTGGGGCTATTGGTGCCTGGGGTTGAGCTGCTGATGCCATCAGTAGTAATAATCATTGTAGCTGGCGAGGTTGCCTGAGCTACCGCGTGCGACGTTGCTCATGATCCGCTGTCTGCGGAACGGTGTGCAGAGTGTCTTGACTGTGGGTGAGAGGGCAAAGGATGTGCGGTTGTCGTAGTGATCTGAGGCTGCGATGATTATGGCCTGCTTGAGTTGCATGGGAACGTCGTCTGCCGAATCGTAGCCTGTGGTGTAGGTTGTGGTGAAGTATCGTACTGTGGGGTCTATGTTCTCAATGTTGAGCACGATCTCTTCGCCCTCAAGATAGTACATTGAAGGGTCCAGTGTGTCCGTAACCTCGGTCGTGCCGTCCTCGCTGATTGAGGTCTGGTCTACCTCGGTGATCTCCACTATGGGTGGTCGTGGGAGGTAGGTGCGGTACTGGCCTGGGACCGGATAAATAAAGAAGTAGAGCTCAGGGTGCGGGTGATGTTCGAGTTCATACCGGCGAATAACGACCTGTTTAGTCTGTGGCATCATCGAGGTCTTGGTGTAGTCCTCGATCATCTGCCGCGCTATCGTGATCGTGCGGTCGATGAAGTCGTCATCGTCATCAGTCCGTATGACTGCGTTGTCCTTGACGTCTTGATTGACGACAGGTTCGCTAGTCGGCTGTGAGACTGTTGTTAACCTCATTGACGAACTCCGCTGTGCCGCGCTCTACGAGCTTACGCGCCAGAGCTGTGGGGAGGTTGAACTCCTCCCCAACCTGGTGGCGTTCGGTGTCGCATAGTATCCGGACGCGACAGCCGTTAGGCATCTTTTAGTCCTGCAAAACGGGCTTGACGTCGGGCTCAAGTAGTTCGATGAAAGCTCCAAAGACTGCGGGGGTGGGAACGGTGAGGCCGCCCTTCTTACCCTCTTCTCGTGCTGTGGCGCTAACTAGGTTCACACGCAGGTAGCGGTGAGGGCCAACGTAGGCGCATCGCCTTACTTTGTTGTCGTCAGTTGCCGCGAACGTTAGGGTTTGGTCCGTGATCGTGGCGACGGTTCCTGGGGCGCTCATGCTCTGGGTGCCATCCATCGTTATGTTGTGCTCAATCAAATCGCCGTTAGCGGTGCTTGCCACAACCGAGCTGCTCATGTCAGAGTGGTCACTAGCCTCAACATCGAAAACCCAGGCTGAGTCTGCGATGGTTCCGGCCACGATGTAAATAACTGCGGCCTTAAAGCCAGCAGTGTCTACAATAGCGTCACCAGTATGGGCTGCACCATAGGCTGCGGGGTAGATCGCAGGTTTTAGCTTCTGGTCATCTTGACGGTCAAATACTGTCATTGTTATTTTCTCCTTACGAGTGAAGCGTCAGAGTCTTGATCGCCTCAGGGAGGATCACTTTGCCACCAACACGTCTGCGAGCGATGAACCTGATGAGGCCTTTCGTCGCCTGGGTGTATGGATCTCTGAGGATCTGCGTGTCAATGCGGTTGACGAGCATGTAGCCTCGCTGGAGGTTGCCGTATATTGCACCGATAGATCCACGGCCACCCGCGTTGTTAATTGGCATCTCAGGTGCAATGACAATCGGGTGTCCCATTAGACCGTCCTTGAGTGGGTCGTTGGTGATGCCTGGTTGCCAGACGTATTGCTTCTCGTTAACGCCTCTGAACATATCAAGGGCTTGAACGAGGCCTGTGTGCATGACAAACGCGGAACCTGGCATGCGTGAATAATTAGGCAGAAGAGCCCAAAACAGGTTCTTGAAGTCGTTGGGGTCAATGACGTCCTGCGTTGCAGTCGTGACTCCGCCGAAGAGACCTGCGTTCGAGGCTAGGATGCCCTCGGGTTGTCCCACGCCAGTTCCGTAAAGGATTGCGTAGGCTTCTGCTACAGCGAATTGGAGTGCGAACTCCTGCATCATGTAGCCCTCGATGTCAAACCTGGAGTCTTCCAGATCCTTCTGAGACATATCAATAAGAGCGTACAACTCGTGAGTCGTGATCTGCTTCATCCCGAAGGACTGGCCGGTCGTCTCAGTCTTGGTGGCTATCTCAGCGCCGGTCCACTGTGCGCCAAACGAATGGTCGTACACTGGCATCTCAACGCTAGTGGCTGCGGTGTTCCTGCTTCCGACTGAGCCTGCTATCTCTGAGTAGAGAACGATGTTACGGAGGAGTTCGTTGACCCACTCCGTCTGGGCGAAGTAACCGCCAGTCGTCTGGTCTGCTTGATAAAGGGCTCGTGTCTCTGATTCTACATTGTCGAGATTGAACTCGCCGCTCTTGGCAAAGCTCCGTATCTCTGAGTCATGCCAGTCCTTAACTCCGCGTGTCTCTGTAGTCTGTGCCGGAATTGGAGGTCTGTTGCTCTGCGTCTGAAGACCCTTTAGAGCCTCGTCCATGTCATCGAATCGCTTTTCGTATTCTTTGAATTGGCCGAGCGATACATCAAGCGCCTTCATGCGCGTTTCATGTTGCTGGTAAAATTCTTTTGCTTCCATGTTCTTAGATCCTGCCTGTGAGCGAATCTTTGATTTTGTCGAGCTCCTGGAGTCTTTC